AATTCAAGCTGCCTTTGGCAAAGAGCGACATGCACTCGTATATTAGGTATATTGCTGATCGCAGACTTATTGGTTTGGGATTGAAGGGCATCTTCAAACATAAGAAGAACCCGCTACCTTGGGTTGATGAAATGCTTGCACTTCCGTCACACACCAACTTCTTTGAACAGACGGAAAGCTCCTACTCAAAGGGGGCGCTGACCGGAACGTGGGATGATGTTTGGGGTTCGGTGAAGTGAACTAGACTATAAATACCCAGAATTTTCAACAACTCTGGGTATTTTTATGACTAGAAAAACAAGAACCATCGAGTGCGCAGATTGCAGCTTCGAGGGTAGCCTAACATACACCGAAGGCGACTTCGGGCCTTCCGACATTTCATATTGCCCGGCATGTGGCTCGGACATCTCGGAAGATTATAACGTCGCCGAAGATGAAGAAGGTGAAGATTGACCTGGCTCTATAAAGGTCAACCGATAGAAACCGAAGAAAGCATCCCGGTGCCCAAGGCAATCGGGTTCATCTACTTGATCACTCAGCTAAGCACAGGTAAGCGATACATCGGTCGCAAACTTCTTACCCGTGCTGGAAGAAAGACGGTCAACGGTAAGACCAAGAAGATTAGACTCGCCAGTGACTGGCAGAACTATTGGTCTTCGTCGCCTGATCTCAAAGAACTCATTGCAGCAGTCGGCACCGAAGACTTCAGGCGAGAAATCTTGGTGTTCGTCACAAGCAAGGGCAGTCTTGCATACCTGGAAGAAAAGGCACTGTATGCACTGGGTGCTCTGGAGACCGACTCTTTCTTTAACGGAAATATACGTTCCAAAATTTTCAGATCTTGGGTAAAAGTAGACGAAGCCAAAGAACTGACCGAAGTCTTGAAAACTATGAACTTGACTTGAACCTCGACCCGTCGTACAATAGTGATACGAAAGGGAAATACATCATGACCACAGATTACACCAACCTCGTAAATCAACAAGTTCTTAAGGATAAGCTCTATGCAGGCTCTGTGCTGGTTAGTTTCAAAAAAATCAGCGGCGAACGGCGAGACATGCGCTGCACGCTCAACCCAGCAAAACTTCCAGCCAAAGAAGGCTCGTCTACTCCCCGCGCTGCTCCGTACACCAGTCTTGCAGTATTTGACCAAGATGCGAGTGAGTGGCGAAGCTTTCGCTGGGACTCAATCATAGAAGTCAAAGAAGCATGAACTACCTAATGTTCCAGGTCATCATGAAGATGTACCTGGAAGCCCTCAAGAACCCATTTGGAATGAAAGTAAAAGATGAACATTCAAGATCCAGCAATTCGTGAAAAGGTCCGCAACGCAATGGGCGAAATGTCCGCTTCAATGACTCGCATCGAAGCCGAACGAGACCTCCTCAAAGAAATCGTCAAGAAGCTCAACGAAGATCACGAACTGAGCAAGAAGGCGTTGAATAAAATTGCCAAAGTTTATCACCGCCAAAGTTACAGTAAAGAGCTTGAGGAAATGGACGATTTCAGTACAATGTACGAGACCATTCTTGGTGGTTCGTAAGTCCTAGAAAGACCATAGCCCCGCAAGGGGCTTTTCTACGATTGAAATTTATTCAAACCAGTGTTACAATACAGCATGAACAAACTACTAGCATCTCTTATCTTGGCGAGCATCGCCACGTCAGCTAATGCCTGGGGTGACCGAGAGCAGGGAGCTTTACTCGGGGCTGTCATAGGTGGCGCGATTGTCAGCGGACAGACCGCGAACCGCCAACATTACCCTGACTATCGGTACTATCCTCAACCTCCGGTGTACGTTGTGCCGCCTGTCAACCAGACTTACATCTGTGGTATGAATGTTGTGTGTCCGCAACAGCAAGGCAGAACTTGCCTGCAACACCCGGTGACCGACCAATACGGTCGGGTTATCGGATACCAACTTTCGTGCCACTGAAGAAAAGAGGACATTCCAGAAATTTGGCGACATGACACGCTCCTAAGTGCTTGATTTCATTGATGTTTTTCTTGCAAGAAAACGCCTTTTCTGCGTTATCGCGTGCTGGGTACGTTGCCAGACCTTAAGTGGCTCATAGAAACGCCTTAAATCCACACCAAACGCACCTAAGTCATTGATTTCATTGATGTTTTTGCTTTTCGCGGGCAGCGGAAATTTATTCAATTTCATGTTATAATTCATATAAGAAAACAGAGGAGTTGAACGTGGATATTTCCAAATTATGTGCCGGTGATCGAGTAGCGGTAGCCCGCCACGGTAGCTGGTCTGTGCACAGAGAAGGCATCTACATGGTAGTCAAAGCCGATAAGGTCAAGATTGTCCTCGAGCGCGAGAGTGATGGCTATGTTCGAACCTTCAGCACCAAGACCGGCATTGAGAGGGGTGGAATTAGATCCCGCCCAGCTTTCATCGAGACGGTTTCGGAGTACGAAGCTCGTGAAGAACAACTGAGTAAAGAACGCAAGATCCGAGATCTGTGGGACGAACTGGAATTGAACGTCTTATCTAAAAACTTGGCGGCTATCAGGGATAAGATCGCAGCAATCGAGTCTCTCAAAGAATCAATTAGGGATTGATGATGGCAAGAAAATCAACAGCAGAACAGCGAGCCGAGTACGTTGCTCGCCAGCGCTCATTTGACCCAGAGATCACGGTCAAGAACTACACGCGCGATCTGATCATCTATCAGAACTACCACAACGCCAACACAGAAACCAAGGTTTTGAGGAAGTGGGCAGTGCAGTATGCGATCAAGCTAGCCGGTTCTACCGTTGCGAATATTGTGGAGCGCGCATCAGACTTTGAGCTTCGCAGCATCGGAATTGTCGGGCGAGCGATTATGAACGAACACCCGATCAGCATCGAGCACGTCTATCGCATTGATGAGCAGGTCCGGGGGCTATTCGAAAAGTATAAGGTCAAGAAGACCGCCGAGACCAAGAAGGTCGAGTCTGTCGCGGTTAAGTCTGCAGATACTCGCAACCTGCAGCTTCTTAGTAAGCACCTCGCAGAAGTCGATGCGGCGATTGATGATTTTGCAACACAAGCAAAAGACTTCTCCATGAAGGGCTATCTCGCTTCGGCTAATGTCCCGGCAGCAGTCGCCAAACAGATAGGGCAACGCTATGTTCGCCTGGAAAAGGAACTGCGCGAGACGCTTGCGGGTAAGGACTCCCAACTCAACGAGGCGTATCTATTCATGGGCAAGGTTCGCCTGCGCCGTCTCCACGCGCTGGTCCAGCAGATCATTGTTGATTGTGCGCAGCAAGTGGTAACCGCAAAGGTCCGAGTTCCCCGAGCCAAGAAAGAGAAACCGGCATCAGTACTGGCTGCCAAGATGAAGTACCTGAAGCAGTTCGACGAGTTGAAGCTGGTCTCGGAGAAGCCCGAGAAGATCATCGGTTCGGATACCGTGTGGGTATATGATACAGAACGACGTCGCTTGGCAGTCTATGTTGCCGAAGCCGGTCAGAAACTCAGCATCCGTGGCACCACCATCACCGGGTTCAGTGTCAAAGACTCGGGGATCAAGACTCTTCGGAAACCAGAATTGACCTTGACAGGTAGCTTTGCGAAGCGTACAATCATGAAAACGTTTGAAGATCTGAGCACCAAAGCTCAGACACCCAACGGTCGAACAAACGAAAAATCTATCATTGTGAAAGTATTCTAATTATGCCAATTTTTGTTGATTACTCGGCGGTCGCTATTGCGGGCATCATGCCCTTCCAGGCAGACCTCAAGACCGGGTCAGATGAAAAGATTGTTGATTTGATTCGCCATGTGATCTTGAGCTCTTTACTGAGCAACAAGAAGAAGTTCTCGCACAAGTTCGGTGAGATGGTAATCTGTGCAGACGGTCACAACTATTGGCGCAATGAACACTTCGCATACTACAAGGCAAGTCGCAGCAAGAACCGAGAAGCATCTGGACTCAATTGGAAACTGATCTTCGACACTATCAGCTCTATCCGTGATGACCTTGAGGCGAACTTCCCATACCGGGTCATGCACGTACATCGCGCAGAGGCGGACGACATCATCGGTGTACTTTCAAAGTACCTGCAAGATAACGATCTGTATCAGAATGGTCTCGAGGAAGAACCCCAGAAGATCTTGATCCTGTCCAGCGACAAGGACAACGTCCAACTGCAGAAGTTCCGCAATGTGACTCAGTATTCGCCGATGCAGAAGAAGCAGGTCAAGCCCGACACCAATGCACGCGAGGCACTAATTGAAAAGATCTGTTGTGGCGACCCCGGTGACGGATATGCCAACATCATGTCAGACGACGATGTCTTTGTCACCGAAGGCAAGCGACAGAAGCCATTCAAGAAGGCTAGATTACCCGATTTCTACAAGCTGGGTATTGATGCTTGCGCCAACGACTCCGAACGACGCAACTACCAACGCAACGAGCTTCTGGCTTCTTATGAGATGATCCCGGCAGATTTGCAACAAGAAATCATCAATACATACAAAGCACAGGCACCGCAAGGTTCCAAGAAGAAGATCATGGCGTATCTGATGGAACATCGCTGCCGTAACCTAATGGACTCGATCGAGGAATTTTAATGACACCGTATATTACCGAAACACTCAAAGCAATCTCCGACAGCCCAGATCTGCTGCGCACCAAGCATAAAGAAAACTTTGCGATCAATACGATCATGCAATATGCGTTTGATGTGAATCTAAAGTTCGCTCTACCCGAAGGCGAGCCACCATTCAGACCAGACACGGCGCCTCTGGGCATGTCCCCAGCAAACTTTTATCAACAGGTGAAGAAGTTCTACATCTTCACTCGCAAGGACCTTAGCGATGTGCGTCGAGAGCAGTTGTTCATCCAATTGCTTGAAGGGCTGCACCCAGATGAGGCAAAGGTCTGTATTGCGATCAAGGACCAGAACTTGACTGCACTGTACCCGGGTATCACCGCCACACTGGTAGAAGCGGCAGGTCTGGTTCGTAAGGAATCTTTGTTTCGTGCCGAAGAAGCCGCACCCGTGGTGGAAGCGAAGCCTCCTAAGACCAAAGGCAAAGAACTTGTGGTCTCGCTATCAGATACCGCAGTGACTAAGGAGTCTTTTGGCGCACCGAAAGACGAGCCGGTAGAAGCACCCAAGAAACGTGGTCGCCCGAAGAAAGCAAATGAATCTTAAACACCTGACGATGTATATGGAGATGGCGAGGGTTGCTGCGAAGCAATCCTATGCCAATCGCCTGAAGGTTGGCGCCCTGGCAGTTAAGGATCATCGTATCCTTTCTGTCGGGTACAACGGCACGCCATCGAATAGGGATAACGAGTGCGAGGGAGCAGACGGTAAGACCAAGCCGGATGTGATTCACGCAGAAATGAATCTTATATATAAGATGGCGCGTGATGGGCAAGCCGCCCAAGGTGCCGATCTGTTCATCACCCATAGCCCTTGTTTCGAATGCGCAAAGGCTATACTGACGGTGGGGTTCAAGAAGGTTTGGTTCGGTGCAGAATACCGAGACAGTTCGGGCGTGGATTTTTTGAAACATAATGGAGTTGAAATTGAAAAACTTGGGAATTGAAAACTTTGACGTCATCGAGCCGACCATACATTGCATCGAGATCTTGCGTGTGGCGACCAAGACCGGGACGATCTTCGGTGCTCGACTCTGCTTGATTGTTGGCGGCACGGGCCCAGACTCCATGGAAGCGATCTACTTGCCGCTGAACGTCTACAGTTCCACAGCAGAGGAAACCGCCCGCCAAGCACTCGATGGGGCTATGCGCATCTTCGAAGACATCTCGGACATCGCCCCGGTTATTGATCTTGATACGGGCGAGCTGGTTGAGACCTTTGATCTTAACGACCTCTTCCCCGATGAAGCTTCGGTGAAAGAAACCGAGATTCCGGTTGGTGCGACCATCCACTAAAAGGACATGATGATATAAGAAATCTGTATAGAAAAACAAGCAGATTTCTTCATCAACTTGACTAAATAAGAGTATGACACAGACAAAGCCCGCCTTCGGTAACTGCATCCACGCGTCGTACGCGCTCGCCTTGGCGATCGTCTCCTATGCGCTCAACTTCGAGGGTTGGGACGGGTAAGCAGGATTTTGATTTCTCTGTATGGAACTTCAAAGACCCTGCAAAGTGCAGGGTTTCTTGTCTGTGGTTGTAATTTAATCTGGTTGGTCGTACAATAAGAACATGGAGGAAGCGTTGTGTTCTTAGCAACACAAAGATTCCAAAGTAGTAGAAATTTAATCGTACTTGTGTTATAATAGAGACAAGTAGGAAGTAGGCGAGTTGATCGAGGCTAGTCTACAAAGATCTTGGTAGCACAGAAATTTAATCGTTTCTGTGCTACAATAGAGACAAGTTAAGAAATTAACAACGTTCTTTAAAAATTGGCGAAGAAATGGCACCGGAGGTAGTTCTCAACGAACGCCCTCTCGGGATGAGACGGTAGTCTCCGGTGACCATATAAAACAAGTTTAAGCTTAGATCTGGCTGGACGTACTAAGCCACAGCAGCGATAAATTAGACTTGTTTTATATGGTTGACTTTATAAGAGTCCTCAGTGGGTCAGTTGATGCTATGGCGTGTGCATCCCGGGACTGTAAATCCCGTCCCACTGGGTAAACATTATTGGTTCGAATCCAATCTGACCCACTGAGGGCTCTTATAAGTTTTACGTCGCATTAGACTTCTGGTGAGGTCAATAAAAACAAGGGAGTTTTGATATGGCACGGCATCCAATAGATAAAATTTTGGCAGAAATGTCGGAACGTGATCGTAGGATCGCAGAAAAGATGTTGGAGGCCGGGTTCGGGGATGAAGACCTGTATGCAGCCCTCCCAAACCCAAAAGCAGATGCCTTACTGAGAGAGAAGCAAAAATGCAAAGCTGTAACCACTCCATGTACGAAGTGCTGACGTTCAAGTATGCGGCAACGCTCCCGAGGGTGGCAACAGTGTCGGTGTTATTCTGCGCCATCTGGGGCCTGATCCGGGGCTATGCCATTCGCAGGCACTTTGCCAAGAAGGTCGTATGAAAAAGAACATGCCTGAACCGGACAAATTCCTCGTGTGGGAGACCGCGACTAACCGTTGAAGTGCTGTTCAAGAGGCGTTTCAATAGAGAAGTTACACCTTGAAGTTCAAGGTGACTAGACGGGATCGTAACCCGTATGCGACTCACATTTAATGCAAAGAAGTTTAGGGCGGTGATTGAGCTGGGGTTCTTGGCTGCTTTGCAAGCAGTTATCGGTGGGTTCGATTCCCACACTGTCCACCAATGAATTTGGAAGGTTAACTGGTCTGGGACCGGCACCGCCTTGAAAGCGGATGGACTGCGAAAGCGGTTGGAGTTCGATTCTACCATCCTTCCTCCAAAATAAGCGAATATGGCGTAGTTGGGAACGCGGATGCTTGCCAAGCATCAGTCTCCGGATCGTAACCGGATATTCGCTCCAAATAAATATGACGATGGGGCATGGTGTAATTGGTAACACACCGAACTTTGACTTCGGCATCCTAGGATCGTAACCTAGTGCCCCTGCCATCAATAAAGAAAGAAGCTATGCCACAAATTCATAGAATGGGCGACCCGAATGATGCGGGTGCCCCGATCGTATCAGTCCCCCAAAGCACTGTATTTGTGAATGGGCGACTTGGTTCGGTTGACGGGTCATCTGTTGCGGGTCACGGCAAGAATGTTCACTCGTCGCCCAAGACGGCGAATGGTTCTGCTACTGTATTCTTCGGTGGCATCCCAGCAAACCGCCAGGGGGACGCAGATACATGCGGTCACACCAGAACTTCTGGTAGTCCGGATATGATAGTTGGTTGAGTATAGAGCCCAGTGTCGGAGATTCGCCTAGTCTGGTGATGGCACTCCGTTTGGGGCGGAGAATAACGTTGGTTCGAATCCAGCATCTCCGACACTGGGCTCTATCGAAGGAAATAGAGTTTTCTTAGGTGTGGCTATGGTGTAATGGTAGCACTTCACGACGTGACCGTGACAGCGAGGGATCGAAACCCTCTGGTCACCCCTAAGAGAATTCTCAGTTTAGCCGCGTAGCTCAGAGGAAGAGCACTCGCTTGATAAGCGATAGGTCGACATTTCGAAACTGTCCGTGGCTACCAAAGAAACATGGAAGATTAAGCAACTAGGAGTTGCGGCACCCTGCTAAGGTGTTCGTCTGTAGTGATACGGATCTGGGGCGGGACCAGGATCTTCCTCCATTTTAGCTCTTGTAGTTTAACAAGAAAAACAGGTGATTTGTAACCATCAGTTCTCGGGGCGGTTCCGGGCGAGAGCACCACCAAAACAACCCACGTAAGCCAAGTAGCGAGGCGGCGCCA